ATTGTTATCTATAACAGTATTACCAGATAATATTAACCGTTCTAATTCTTTTGTAGGACGGTTAAAGTTTCCCATTGTCTAAGGATATTCTTCTAATGGTAGTCCTATTTCTGTTGCGTGTATTGCCCACTAAGTAGCGTTCCATTTATCATACCCTATCTTTTGTATATTTAAGATATTACTAGCAGCTACTATATCATTAGTAATATAATCATAATCAGTAACATTACCAGCAGTAATAGTAATTAATCCCTACTGTTTCCAGAGCTTATAAGTTTCTCTATCTGGCTTATCTACTAAAGCAGATTCTGGCAAATAATAATCAGTTTTAAAGTAATAAATATTATTCTTCTCAATAAGATAAGATACAGCCGTTAAATCTGATGTAGCAGATAAATCCACACCTATATAACATTCACAATCTCTAAAGTCCTCTAAATGTATATCTTTACTGGCTTTGACTATATAACTTTCTGGTAGCCAAACATCAGCAACATCACACCAAAGATTTAAGGTTTTAGTTTTTACTCCTACTTCCTCACTAGGATTATTAATAGCACTTTGTACCTATTCTTTAATATACTTACTTGTTACAGTAACATTTAAGTTTGGAGTACATTTAACCCAGTTATCTTTATCAGTCCAATCATCTTTATCATCTAAAGAATAGATAGCTATAAACATACTATCATCAGTCTTTAGTTTATTAAGTATTTCTATAGATGTACTTCTTAGCTTATAACAAGGTAAAGTTTTATCAAAACCAGCAGTAGTAATAGTACATAGATGAGGATTATTACGCATACCCATTGAGGATTTAATAACATCCCTAACCTTACTATTCTTTGCAGCGTGATATTCGTCGATAAGTCCAAAGCTGGCATTAAATCCATCCAGTTTAGAATCATCAGCAGCAAATACTTTTAGCTTAGAATTATTTAAAGCAAACTATACATTATCTCTATAAGGCTTTAAATACTTTCCTTTAGGGTCTAACTATTTACTAAAGCTACTACAAAACTCAAATGCAATTTTAGCCTATTCTTTACTGTTAGCAGCTAAATCTACTTCTGCTCCATCTTCTCCATCAGCTATTAAATAATAAAGACATAAAGCAGCAGCTAAAGCTGTTTTACCATTCTTTCTACTTACTTCTATATAAGAGCTGGTAAAACGTCTGGTATTTCCATCTTTCCAGTACCAGCCAACTATATTAGCTATTATAAACTGCTACCAGTTCTCCAGCTTAAAATGCTTTCCACTGGATTTACCCATAAAGTGTTTAAGAGTGCCTATAAAATTAATAGCTTTATCTACTACAGATTCATTAAAATAAATATCCTATCTCTATAGGTCATCTTTGAATCTCTAACAAGCTAATTTTATAAGCTCTCCAACAACTATTTTACCATTAAGTACATCTTCTACATAATGGTAATATCCTTTCATAACTAACTTTTATGTATAAATAATTTTTCTGTAGCTTTCTTACTAGTAGCACCTAAATTAGATGATAAATCTTTCTACCAGATACAAGTAAAGTCTTCTGGCGCATTATATTCTGAAATATATACTTTATGTCCTTCAGAAACTTTTAATCTACACCAGTCCCAGAATTTATTAGAATCAAATTTATCTTTATATTTTGTAGTATCCTAATAAGGTGGGTCACAATAAATAACAGAATTATCTGGAATTTCTAGCTAATCATAACTACAACATTTAAGAATTATATTCTTTAGATTCTATTTTAGTAAATTGTTTGTTCTTCCAGTTTGATAATTTTTTTGCTATCCAGAATTTGCTATATATAAGCCAGAATATCCTCCAAAGAATTTACCTCTAAAGCTACATATAAAGCCTACATATCCTACATACCAATCTGGATAATTGTCTTTATCATTCTTTACTTTAGTATATTCCTCCTTACTAATAAATTCTGGTAACTAATTATTATCCTATACATACTTTAGTAAAGCTATCAAATATTTATTAGAATCAGCACCTAATTTTAGTGGATGCTGTATTTTATCAATCATATTAGCACCGCCTACAAACGGCTCTACATACCACTAATTAGGTTGTATCTTAATAATAGGAATTAACTCTTTAGCTATCCTATTTTTGCTTCCCATATAAACCATTATCTTACCTCCCTATTATTATTCTTTACAAACTGTTCTAATGGTGATAACTCACTATCTGCATTTTCCATTTGTGGTAACTTAGCTCTAGATTTAGCAGTTAATCCAAATTCTGTCATTATCTTAATTGATTGTGTAATAGCATCCTTTCTAACTTTTACTAATGGATGCTCTGATATATTACCTCTATCACTTCTAACAGTTAAGCCGTCTGTTTCTAACTGTTTACTAGCTAATACAAAAGTATCATAACATCTAGCCAACATATTTAAAGCAGCTGTATCTACATTTTCCATTACTCCAGCTTCTGTAAGGTGGGAAATTACATCTTTCATATAATCCCTAGTTTCCTTATTTAGTCCAGTAGGTAGTTTAAAATTACTCATTATTTCTTTTTCCTTTCTACTGATAACTGGTTTAATTTGTCCTAATAATCTAAATAAATCTGACTATCTTCTAAATCCCATAAGTAAGCTAAATTAGCTATACCTTCTGCATTAACTAAGGTTTCAGCCATCATTTTAGTAAGCTGTTCTTCCTTCGTATCATTAGTTTTTATAAATTTGTCTATTCTCATATTTCAATCTATTTAATAAGTTTAGTCCTCCCATTCTGTTCCGCCCAGAATCTCACTCTTTTAGAGAAAGTTGTGCTACTATTACACCATAGGAGATAATTCTTTAACAACAGCATCTAAATTTAGTCCGTGTGTTGTTCCATTTCTATGTAAATAAGAATGATGCTATTTGCATAAAGCTATAAGATTATTATAATCATAAGCTACTTTTAATCTCATATTTCCAGAGTAGTTTAGAAAGCTATCCTTATGATGTATATCTTCTGCTGGAGTAGTCTTACCTAAAGCTAAGCATATTTCACAAAGTGGATGCTATATTATATAAGACTATCTAAGCTCTTTCCACTATTTACTCTAATAAATATCAGTTCTCTATTCCTTATTTACCTATCTGTTATGATAAATTTTAGAAGCTTTCTATAAAGTAGGCATATTATAGTTATTATTTATAGTTGTTTCTATCAATATTCTTATAGCAAATATATAAGTAATTGAACTGTATTCCAAATAGTTATAGCACAAATTTATAATATTGAATATATGCTTATTTATAGTTGATTTTTAAGAAAATTGTATCACTCAAATACCAGATTGTGAATTAAATTAAAGCCTAAAGTAGTCTAATAAAAATTCAGAAAAATATTTTTTTATTCATTTGGAAACGCTAAAAAAATATCATATATTTGTTATAGAAAAATTAGAGAAAGTGTTTGCAACAATAGATAAACATAATGATTATTTTTTTAGGTTGAATCGAGAAAATGGGCTTTAAGTAGCCCTTTTCTTTGATTTTTAATGTAACCAAAAAATTATTTTGTTACCTATATAAGACTAAAAAAAGTTACAACATTAAAAACACACTTTAGATAGATATTTTTAATTTAACCCTAAAAACTAATCAAAAATGAATGAAATTATTATTAAAGGTGGCTCACACCGTTATTTAAGTGAATTAGATTTATTTAAAAATGGATTACCAGATGGAATTATAAATAAGACTAAGCCAGATGTAGGCGGTACATATTCTGCTGCAAATTGTGATAAGAATTATATTATAGTATGTCCATTTAGAGATTTAGTAGATAGTATAGCAGCAGATAAGAATAATAAATATAATATCTTTAAATGTTATGCTGGAGTATATGAGCCAGAGTTTAAAAGATATTGTAAAGAGAATGAGATTAAGAAAATAGCAGTTACTTATGATAGCTTTAGTAATAAGATATTAAAATGGATAGATAATCCTAATGATTGGTATATAGTAGTAGACGAGTATCATTTATTATTAAGTGAAATGGATTATAGGGAGGATTCAATAACTAAATTATTAGAAACTATTAAGCTGTTTAACCATTATTCTTTATTATCTGCTACTCCTATAGATATTAGTTTTGAGATACCAGCATTTAAGGAATTACCACATTATAAAGTAATCTGGGACGAAACAGAGAAAGTAAATGTAATGAGATATAAGACTACTAAACTTATCACTGGTGTTACTAACTTTATAAATGAGTTCTTAGAAAATGGTCTAAATATAGGTGGTATAGATGTAGAACAGTTATTTATTTTCTTTAATACTGTTACTGGTATAGAGCAAATAGTAAATACTTTAAAGATAAATCCAGAGTTGGTTAAAATCAGTTGTGCTAATAGAATCCGTAATAAGAAAATATTAGGAGATTATGAGATAGAGCCAGTAACCAACCCTAATAAAAAGATTAACTTCTTTACAAAGAAAGGGTTTCAAGGTTGTAATATGTTTAGTAATAATGCTTTAGTTGTTGTTGTAAGTGATGGTTACAGAGATACTACCTTAGTAGATATATCTACAACATTAGAGCAAATAGTAGGTAGATTAAGAGATAATAAAGAGTACCATAATATATTTAGAAACTTTATAGTACACTTTTATAGTAATAATAATCATATCTTAGATGATAATGAGTTTAACCAGCTAATGAGTGATAAAGAATCTGATGCTAAACTTAAAATATCTGGTTGGCAAAAAATGAGTAATGAGGAAAGAGAATCCTATAGTAAGGATTTAAACTTAGAAAAATCTCTTATTTCTATAGTTAATGGAGAAATGAAAATTAATGAGCTTAAAAGACAATCATTTATTTATAAGCAGTCAATCAGAAAGCAATACAAAGATGGGTTTGGTATAAGAGCTGCTTATAAAAAGAGTAAAAGATTTAGCATATATACTAACCAAAAAATCTGGGATGATTTTAATATTAAAGTTAAGAAAGCTATAACAATTAGCTATAAGGACTTATTAAATGATTATCTATCTAATAGGAGCGAGGAATATTTAACTGATTATCCAGAGTTTGAGAATATTGTTAAATACTTATCAGTAACAGAAATACATACACTCCATTATAATAAAGAAAAAATGTTAGCTAGAGTAGCTGATAAGATAAAGCTGGAAAGAGTTTACAGAGATATATATACTGAAATAGGGGCTGGATTCATTAGCACTAAGGATTTAAAAACAATATTTGCTAAGCTCTTTAATAAGTATGGAATAGAACTAAAAGTAAAAGCATCCTTAATAACAGAATCTCCTTACTATGATGCTGTAGAAAAAGCCAAAAGAATAGGAGGAAAAGTTACTAAAGGATATATGATAGATAAAATGAAATTAACCTTTAAAATTTAATCATTATGAACGGATATTAGAAAAGTGAACTTATAGGTAGATAGAAATTATAGTAGTTCTTATTTAATAAAGGAGTTACTGATATATAGTTTACTAAAGGAGATTATGATAGGATAGATTGTTTCTTTACATATAAAAGTAAAGTAGTAGGAGTAGAGATTAAGAATAGAAATCCTAGATATGAAAGTTATGATACTTATATAATGGAGAAATAGAAATTAGATTATATGGATATACTATAGAATAATGGAACTACTAATAATTGCTGGATGGTTTATTTCTTTGGTGATACTATGTATCTATTTAGCTATAGAGATATTAAGAAAATGATAGCAGATAAAGTAGTTGTACTGGAAAGTAAATCATTACCTAATAGTACGGTTTATAAAACTAAAGATATAGATAAAGAAACATATTTATTACCTAAACAATACGCTAAAAAATACACATTATGAAAAAGACATTATTTATTTTAATTACATTGATAACATTAGTAAGCTGCAATAAGTCTAATAACCCATTAGAAACTTATGCTAAAGAAAATAATATAGAGATTGTAGATACAGTAGTACAAAGAGATTATTGTGCAATAGATTCCATTAGATACTATGATAATTTGATACTCCAGAAAAGTAATGAGTTAGCAAAGAAAGTTAAAGCTAATCCTTATATTAGTAATGATAGCATTATTAAATATAGAAAGTATGGTATAACTCTTCCAAAAGAAGGTAAAGCTAATAGTACTGCTTATTATGGAATAGTTAAAGGTACTACTAAAGTTGTGGGTATCTATGTAATGGATGATGGTAGAATAATTAGTTTTGATACTGAAAAAAATGAGTATATGAGATTACACTGTAGTAGGTTAAATTATATAGACTTTATAGATAGCTTAATATATTAAAGAGTAAAGCCAGTTCCTTATTTGGAGCTGGCTTTTTTGTTATAGTTTATTTAATATTACTATATATTCGTGGCTCATAGTGCTTACCTTTGCCCCAGCTTTGTTTGTAGGGCTTGTAAGTGCTGGCATCCTCTTATTAGGAATCTCCCTAACAATGGTTATTTTATGCTTAAATCCAAACTTTTCAAACATTTCAGCTGTAAAATAATCTAAAGGAATTTGTACTCCCTTAACTCGTCTATCTCCAACTACATAGCATACAGTACCACCCCTTCTAACAGACTTAGCAACGTTTTCTATAGATTGGTAGTAGTCATTTAAGAAAGAAACTACTTCTAGGTATCTTTTATGTTCTAAGCTATCTATTTCATCCAGAACATCACGAATACTAGCAGTTTTAAATATTTCTTCGGTGGCTTTCTTACCACCCATAAGTAGCTTATCTAGATTCTTAGCATTATCAAAATTAAACCATTCATTAGCCCATCTAGAAAATTGCCCATAAGCTACTGTAGTACGACTATCTCCGTATGGAGGTGATGTTACAACCATATCTACATCCCCATCTTTAATAATATCTGTAGGGATTCCATACATAGTATTAAAGTCATATATAATAGCATTAACATTATGTTTAGCTTCACTAGTATAATCTTTCAAGCCTTCAATGTTTCTAAGTGCCTTTTTTTCAAAGAGTGTAAATGTATCTGGATTAAACTTAGCTATACTGGCTTCATTCATTCTATAGCGTTTAAATTCTCCATTTCTAGTAAAAGAAACCTCCCTAACTACTTCTGATAATACTACATTAAAGAAATCCTTATCTTTTACATTCTTAATAAGCTGGGAAAGATAGGACAACTTTAATAATGTATCTTCATTGTACCAAAAAGAGTAGTTAGATATTCTATCAAAATTGCGCTCTTTAACTTTGTCTTTTGTATAAAATATCAGTTCAGTTTGAATTTCTCTAAATTGCTTGAGTATGGACTCATTATTATAAAGGGTCGTTTTTACTTTACCCATTAGTCTAGCTAATGGGTTTAAGTCTGTACCAATAGAATTAATACCAGCTAATGATGCTTCTACTAGTGTTGTTCCACTTCCCATATATGGGTCTAGAATTAAATCTAATCTCCCTTTAGGCTTATATTCTTCTATGAGAGTTCTAGCTATCTGGGGTATCATCATTGCGGGGTATGTATGATAACAGTGGGTAAACTCTTTAGTGTTTGCCTCTTTGAAGCTCCATCTATCATCAACTTTGCGCTTATACATATAATGTTGATTAAATTACTTTTATAATGAGAGTACAAAGATACTAAATACTTTCAAAATGAGAGTAAAAATATTTCCTAAAATCTATAATTTTGTAACAAAATTAATAAAAATATGGGAAAAACAGAGTACCAACAAATTATAATTACCAGATTAAAGAAATTAAGAGAGGAAAAAGGATATAGCCAACAAAGTATAGCTACTATTCTTGGACTTAGTAATGGGCAAATTGGTAATATAGAAAGTTGTAAACAAACTCATAAATATACTTTAAGCCAGATTAGAATTTTGTGCAAAGAGTTTAATATACGTATTGAACAAATATTCTTAGATGATAAAGATTATAGAACTAAAAACATAATTGATTTACTAATTGATAAAATAATTGCTTATGGAGAGTGACAAAGAAAAAATTATTAAAGAGTTTAATAAAGTCAAAGCCTTAGGATTTGTTCCTAGTCATAGGAAAAATAACACTGGTATAGGTAAAACTTTTGAGGATTATATAGGTGTTGTGGAAAATAACTTAGCAGAGCCAGACTTATTTGGCTTTGAGATTAAGGCACATAGAGAAGAAGCAAGCTCTTATGTAACCTTATTTACTAAAGCTCCTTCATTTCCAAAGAAAGCTAATACTTATCTTAATAATAAGTATGGAGAGCCTTATACAGAGCCAAAGAAAAAAATAGGATTAAATAAGTTACATACTTCTATATTTGCAAATAGTTATAATACCTTTGCTAATAAGTTGTCTTTTAAGTTGATTAATGATAGAGTACAAAGGACTGTAAAAATTGGAATATATGAAAAAGATACTCATAATCTGATAGATGATACAGTAGGGTATAACTATGATGCACTTGAAAAGATACTAAAAACAAAACTACATAATTTGTTTTATGTAGGAGCTGAAAGAAGATATAACTGCAAAGGAATTGAAGAGTTTAACTTTAATACAGCAGAGATATATACAGAACCATCTTTTGAAAAGTTCTTAGATTTAATAGATGATGGTACTATAATGTTTGATATTCGTATTGGTAGTTATGATAATGGTAAAGCGCACGACCACGGCAGTGGATTTAGGATTTTACAGCCCAATATTAAGCTATTGTATGGTAAATGTGAGAAGGTATAACTTATAGAAATCAATAAATCCAGCTTATTAGGCTGGATTTATTAATAATCTACTTGTTAATTTGTTCCATCCTTTTCATAAGGTCTAGGATTTTCTCTTTTCTACCACCTTCTTTTATATAACTGATGATAGCATCTTCTACTTTTTGTTCTAATTCTTCTAATCTTTCCATATCTTTTAATATTAATAAGTTATTTTTGCAAATATACAGTAGAAAGTATTTAATTCCAAATTTCAACCTATCTTTTTTGCATTATATTTCTCTATATTACTAATAAGATTCTTATTAGGGTTGTTTGGATAGCCACTATAATCTAATATCCAGTTATTAAGATTACATACCTTTTCTATCTCTTTAAAGCTAAGATACTCTTCTAAATCTTCTGTTTCCATTATGTTAGAAGCATTAGGACAATAAAAATAATCTCCAGATTCTATAGCTTTATATCTGTTATTACTGTTTTGCCATACTGCAAACTCATATCTTATATAGGTAGCTATTTGATGCTTTCTTTGTCCACTATCCAGTAAGATATAATAGCAATCTCCAGTAGTTGTATGTACTTCCAGTACTGCTAATCTATAGCCAGCTTTATAAGGATATATAGCATCTATATACTCTTCAAATACTTGCCGTTTCTTACTGTTGTCAGTTTCTATATCATTGAGATAGTCAGTAGTAAAATCTACTCTATTATATCGGTCTATTCTGTTTTCTGCATATTGTATATGTAACTTTTTAGTTTCTATATCTTTATTAATAGAATCCTTCTTAGATGTAGCTTCTGTAAGTGTTTTACTATACATATCTAAAGCCAGCTTAGCAGCACTTTCTGGGGCTGATATATAAGCTGTATAAGCTCTTTCTAAAGTCTTATCTACATTCTTTAGCTCTTTACTTAATAAGGCTATATCTTCATTAAGTTTATCTATAAGTTCTTTCTCCTCTGCTGTTCGTCTTTCCTTTTCTTCTTTATTATATGTAGTAAGTGGTAGCAGCTCTTTCTTTATAAGCTCCCATACTACAGTAGATAGTTTATCATCATTAAGATTAATTTCACATTTACAATCTGGATGCGAGTTATTAATACGACTATGACACCTCCAGTTAACATAGCCAGTAGACTTTAAAGATGGTGTATAAGATGCACCACAAAAAGAGCATTTAACTAATCTGGATAGTAGATACTTTTTCTGCTTATTACTTCTCTTCACTTTACTAGCTCTATTACCTACTAATTTCTTAGCAGCTTTATTATATAGTTCCTCATCTATAATAGTATCAAATGTTATTTTAAATACTTCCTCTTTCTTTGTATCTGGGTCTATTGTGGTAACAGTGGTATAGCCAGTATGATAGCTAGTATTTTTAAGGATATGATATACTTTACCAGCACTACAATTAAATCCAAACTTAGCAGATATAGCTAAAGCTGTAGATTTAATAGTACTACCTTCTTCTATATAAGTATTGTATGCGTACCTTATTATAGTAGCTTCTTCTGCATTAACTATTAATGTATTTCTATTATACTTATCTTTACCGCCTAACTTTTTATATCCATATATCTTACCTTGTATCATCTGATTATCTCTTAATCTATTTCTTCTTCCAGATGCTGTAAAGGTTTTCATACTCTTTAGATATTCAGCAGCACCATCAAAGTATAAACCTAGCTCTTTCTCAAAAGCTTCATCTACTTCTCTAGTTTCTAAGTTGATAGTCCATTTACCTTTATCTCTAAAGTATGTAGGTATGCCAAAGTTATTAAGTTCTCTTACATAAACTCTACCAGATACACTATCTCTACTCATTCGGCTAACTTCATTTACTAGCAGAACATCAAACTTATGAGCTTTAGCAGCTTCTTTCATAAGTTCTATAGATTTTCTATCCTTCTTAGTAGTATCATCTTTACCAGTAATATATTCACCAAAAATTAAGTCTGGTGATGTTTCAAACTTATAGCTGTTAGCAACCTTTGTAAGGTCGTCTATCTGTCTATCATAGTCTTGCTGGGTGGTACTACATCTAATTAAAAATGCTGCTTTCATAACTTTATCAGTTTTATTTATTATATTTGTAGCAAAATTACGAAAAATGAAGTTACGGTGCAAGTATTTTGCTGTTAATGAATTATAAATAAAAAACTTGCACCATAAATATTAAATAAAAAAGAATCTCCCAGAGCTTAAAATAATGGCTCTAGGAGGCTTTTTAGGTTTTGAAAAAATACATCTCGTGGAAAAGTCGGGGGGCGGTGGTTTCAGCGCATCATCCCTTAAAATTTTACCCCATACCCTATATACTTACTCTGATAGAATCTTCTGTAATATTGCTGATAAATCATCCATAGGAGAGCTAAATAATGACTGTTGAAAATCATTACTTACAGCATCCTTATCTCTTAAATATTTTCTCTTACTAATAGTATCTGATTGTTTATCTAATCTTCTTTCAGAATTAATAAGGTCTGAAATATCAACAGTATCAGATTCTATATATTCTTTAATAAAATCCTTATCTTCTGGTAAAAGTTCTTTTATAACAGTAGTAATATTATACTGATACTCCAAAGCTTTAGCTAACAGTTTAATCATTCCTATAGTAAGTGATTTATTGTTATTAATCTTACCATAGTTCTTTATCATACTATTAGGATATATAAACCCAAATAGCTTTAGGCGGTCAGCATTAGATAACTTAGTTAAATCCTCTATATTATCTATCTCTATTGTCTTATCAAATGTCTTTAATATCATAATATAATCTATATAAAAATAGAAGGACATATAAGAATTACTCCCTACACATCCTCCTACCAACTTTAAGAGTTTAACTTTGCTTTCTGTTCCGCAATGGCTGAAGCTAAAGCATCCAGTTGTGCAGCATCCATATTCTCAATTTTGGATAAATTAAGTTGGTATTGCTCTTTAGCTATTTCTGGCTTCAAAGCATCCATCAGTGTATTAAGGTTATGTAGTTGCATCTCTAGAAGAGATATACGCCCCTTAACTGATTCAGCTAACTCAATAGCTGAATCATAACCATCGGATAACCAACTTCCAAAAAGTTCATTTCTAAACTTTCTAGATGTATTATTACCATCCTTGTTAAACACTTCTGCTACATTAGCAAAATCTATACTCTCATTGTTTGATTTTAATGTAATCATAACAAATTAAAAATTAATTTTTAACCAAAGTTCCCAGCTTTGAATTACACCGCCAACTAAGGATTAGGCTTACCCAATGTAGTGGGTCTACACTCCCTTTAAGGGAATCTAAACTACAATAAGTAGAATAGATTACTTGCAAGTGGTTGCAAAGATATTAAAAAAAGCTGATACTTAATCAGTACCAGCCTAATTTTTATTCTATAGTTATAATAATATCTTTCTATCCTTCTATTTTCTTTAATAATCTCTCTAATGTTTCTTTACTGTCAAATACTCCACCTTTAAAAGTATTCTTTCCTACTAATATACAACCTTCTGTATCTTTAGGAAAGTTACCCTAATGGATTCTTATACCGTCAAATCCTTTAACCCCTACTATTAATGGTAATATTCTTTTAAATCTAGGGCTATAAGTAAGGTCTACTTTATAAGTTCCAGTAGGTATAGCAGTCTTACTAAATACCTTTTTAGCTTTAATATATAGTAAACTCTAACTATCACTTAATCCTCTATCAGTATCTTCTAATGTATTGCAGAAAAACTATCCATCTATATATAGATTACCTATAGTGTAATCATTCATTTTTGCCGTCCTCTTTACTACTATTCTCATTTGATATTTTATGTAAAGCATCAGTAAGTACATCTATAATCTTATTATCAGCTTTTGTTTCAAACTCTCCTATCTTACTTTTAAAGTAAATACTTACTCCAAAGATACCACCAGCAGTAACAAAAGCCTAAGCAATGTATATTAATACTCCAGTGGCTATATTAAAAGCATTAAGGAAAAAGGATAGAAAAGCTATAACAATACCACTAATTACTAACAGTGTGGCTATTACATACTAAAATTTATCCTTAATGCCTAAAGTCTACCATTTATCCATTAATTATATAGAAATTTTACCTAAGTTTACATATTTCCAGACTAAGCACTCCTAAGTACTTTTCTTCTCTATACCAATTTCACACTTTAATACTAAGAATTGTCCAGATTTTATATCTATGTATGATGTATAAGAGAGTGGCATACCAGAAATATCCCCATAAATACTAATGGTATTAGCTGGATATTTAGGGTTTATCTTATTGTATATATAAAAAAAGTTACCAGCAAATCCTCTACATATCTCATTCCATTCAGATTTTTTTAAGCCTAAACTCATACCACTCATAATAGCATCACCATCTACTGTACTAATAAACATCTAAGGTAATGATAAATTTTGCTAAGGTAGGTATGTTCTAGTTCCTCCTACTGGCTCTTCATTATTACCTATCTATATTCTAGGCATTAATCTATCTAATCTAAGTCCGCTATAACTACCTTTCTATATATAATAATCAAAATTTTCTTTAGTGATTATTGTTTTTCCATAAGATACACACCCCTAAAATCTAGCACTTCCACTACCTATTAAGTTACCTTTAGAATCAATTTCAAAGGTAGGCTATCCAGATTCATTAATAACTTTAAAGTTATTAGATGTAGCTACTATCTATCCATCTTTAAGATTAATACCAGCCTTATTAACTTGCAAGTTTAATTCGTCTGCTTGCTACTTTATAACTGCTTCTGATTCTGATATTTTAAGCATTCTTATATTATGAAGCTTAATAATCCAAGGTAAAGTTACTTGTGCTGGTTGTGCTTCACTTTCTAAGTATAACATCAAATAAGGTTTATCCTCTGTAACAGTAAACTGGTAGGTATATAATTTAGACTATGGAATATCAGAGTATTTAATTAATTTATGCTGTATCTTATCACTATTATAATTATTTTCTGTATATAAGTTTAATAATAAGTCTAATCTTACATCATCACCATTAAATGAAGGTGTGAAAGATAATATATATTTACCAGCATCCAGTTTTATAAAATCACTACCAAAATCTATATCATTATTCTTATCAGTGCATTTAAAAATATAAGTATCGGTAATAGTATCATATTCTTTAGACTGATGAGGCTAATTATCACTATGTATAAAAAACTATTTATCATTAATAATATTCTTACTAGATACTTCTATCTTACCTACTCTGCTTTCTATACTATCTGCTTTCTAATTTAATGTAGAATAGTTATTAGTTATCTACTTTACATTATTTGCTATCTTAGTTTCATTAGCTGTTATTCTGCTTTTAATACTGGCTACTTCTTTATCTGTAGCCTATTTAATTTCAAATGTAGCAGATGGCAATAAAGTTACCGTTACTATTCTACTATCTAAAATCTATTCTCCTTTTATCAACTCTATAATAAAATAAGTTATCTTGCTGGATTGTTTATAATAGTCAGTCTGATAACTGGCATTATTATAAAATGGAGTTGTTGTATTAGTAGATAAGTTAGTATTAACAGTTGCTATATTAGGTCTAAATCTTACATAATAAGTACCAGCATTAATATTAGTAATATTAGCTCCTACTATATGTTGTATATTGTATTTTAATGATACTCCTAATTTTCCGTCCTTATCTACAGCAGCCAATTCTATAAGTGGATTTAATTTATAAAACTCTGCATCATTTCCCTTATCTCCTTTATCTAATATAGATATGGTTATTTGTCCTTTCGCTATTGCTTCCATTATGTATTATTTAAAATGGATAGGGTAAAACCCTATCCAATTATTATTTACTCAAAGTTACTATATATGTAGCTTTTACCGCTACTTCTGCTTTAGTTACTGTAAGAGTTCTACCAGTCTTTGTACCGCTTGTACCCCAGCTATTATCTAAAGCACCATCTTT